AGAGAGGTTACGACAGACCTCCAATGATTAAATTACTTAATGAAAATGAAGTATCTTCATTGATACAAAGAGCACCCAGTGGGGAAAATACTAAATTTCTTAAAAACGCACATAATTTGTGGTTTAGATTTAAGAACTACGACAGATACCCTTGTATAGCTCTTTACAAAGACAGTTTATGCGTCGCTGTAATTTACGCTACTTTTAGTGATAAAACGGGATACACAAACCTTTATGAAATTTGCACTATGCAAAATATGGAAAGAAAAGGCTATGCTTCTGAAATATGGTCAGAGTATCTCAAAATAGCCTATGAAAGAAAGATGAAAAGATTAAAAATATCCTGCACCCCTGAATCTATAGGGTGGCATAAAAAAAATGGTCTTGTGTTTTGGGGTGTAGATAAACAAGGTAGCCTTAAATCAGATCAACCCCTCAAAAGAACAAGAGAAGAGCAAATTACATTTAGGGATAAAGCGGTGATTGATCCCGGCATCGCTAAGCCAGACGAAAAGGTATGCGAGAAGCTTAAAAACGAACAAATAGAAAATGTTAAGTTGAATCCCAAACAAGGGATTAGAACGTGGAACGCCATTAAGAACGTAGGAGACTACTACCTAGGGAGATATTTATGGACTACAGAGAATTACAAAATAGGAAAAGAGGGTTCTTCAAATGGTATTATTGGTCTTTAAAATATAAAGATTGCGATCCGCCTATTTGGATGCTGAACTATTTATTCGATAGGTTTGAGCATAATTTAGAGCAGAAATATTGGATTGCCTGGATTTATGGGACAACCTACCACCTGCCGACCGCTTGGATTATATGGAATGAGTTTCCAGACTATGAGCTCGTTGATTACGAAAGATTAAAAGATTGGAATGATAAAAATTACACAAGATTGCGATATCAGACCGATACAAAATACAATAAAGGATATTTACCGCAACAATTTGCCAGTTACAAAAGATGGATAGAGCACAATAATCCATCGAAAACGCAGAAGAATAAATTTGATTTTTATAAAAAGAAAAAAAGCTTTAATTATCTTTTTGAGTCTATTTCCCAAAATCTCTACAAATTTGGTCGATACTCTACATGGTTTTATATGCAAACTCTTAAACAATGCGTTGGGGTAGACTTGCAACCTAACAATTTGAAATTAGAGGATTTTAGTGGTAGCAGGTCACACCGAAACGGACTGTGTTTGGCTTTAGGTAAAGATGATTGGGTAGACCAAA